GAGAGAGAGAGAGAGAGAGAGGCAAAAGCAAAGGGGGCCGCGCCGCGACCCCCCTCTATCATGCTAGATCCACTAAGAATTTGTTTTCGCTTTGCTTTTCCGACTAGGATGCTTGCTAGGATGTATCTAGGAAGCGTCTATCAGGCGGAACCGAAACGAAGTCTTGCCGCCCGCGTTGGGCTTGGTCGGCTCCTTTGACGCTACGCCAGACGACACCATGTCGTCAAGCGCAGCATCGATGTCGCTCCGCTTGTAGGATCGAAGCCTGTTCACGATCACACCCAGCGTCTCGCCGTCACCGTCAATGATGTTGGCGATCTTCGCCCTTAGGGCCAGCTTCGGCGCGTCCTTCTGGCGGTCATTGGCAAAGACCAGGCGGGCCTTTTCTTCCAGATCGCGCCGCACCAGCGCGAAGGCCCAGCGCACATGCTCGACCGTGCGCCGCCCCTCTGGGCAAGCCAGGATCAGGCTTACCTTGCTGACAAGCTCGTAAGCCCCGAGATAGAGCGCCTCCAACCCCGTGCGGCCCTTGTGGGCAACCGCCTCATCCTCCAGCCAGTCTGCGGCGGCGCTGAGCATGTCGCGCGCCTTCGGATCAGTCGGAATGCGCACGCGGTCGCCGTAGTATTCCACGCGCGGCGGCGCCTCGGTCGAGTATTCCCCGGCGCTGCAGATTTGCCAGAGCGTAGCGGCCATACGCTCTGGCATCGGGCGCCGGGCAAAGTCGCGCTTGGTGCGGGGGGCTGTCTCGCGCTCCACAAACATCAGCGCCCGGCCGATGAAACCATTCGTCGCGCTCTGGTAGTCCACCAGCTCGTCAAACGTCACGGGCGTGGTAAACCCGATCAAGCTGAGGAAAGGACGCTCCAACCCGTTGTCCAAGCCGTCCAGCGCGGCCTTGACCTGTGCCAGCCGCCGATCTGCATAGGGGCCGCCCTCGCTTTCCTCGATCCGCTTTTGCAGCGCGGCGGCCTCCCGGCTCAGGATTCCTCGCAGGTCATCCTTGGCATCCCCGGTTAGCAGCATGAACCCGTCAGCCTTGGAATAGGCCGCCATCAGCATCCCGATCACGCCGTCCAGATAGAGAGCGCCGCCGCGCTGTTGTGCGTTCTTCACCTTTTGCAGAAATATGCCGATTTCATCGATCACATACAGGGCCGCCTGGTGCCGGATCAGGTTGCGCACGATTTCCTGTTCAGACTTGATGGCGCCATGGGTGCAGCCTGCAATCCCTGCCGCCCGGTGGATTTGCGCGACGGCCTGCTGGATAGCTTCCTTGCCGGTGCGCGACCCGGCAACGCAAAACGTGAACAGGTTGCACGTCACCCCGTCGCGGTCGTCTGTGTAGCGCAGCCCTGCCACGTTCCCCATGGCGGTCAACGCGCCCGCCACCGACAGGCGCTTGCGGGGGCGGCGCGATTGGTCCTCGATCCACCGCGCGACCTCACCCACAAATCCGGGTGGGGCGGTCAGGTCAACCCCGGACAGGTCGAACGGAAGCCAGCCCGGCACGCCACCAAACGCGCCGCCAGACGTGTGCGGCGTGGACGCGGCCGCGCCCTCGTGGTCAAGATCGATCTCGCCCTGATCAGGTCCCAGCGAAACCGGCATCTGCCACCCCGCCGCCTCGGCATGATGGATCAGGGTGCCGATGGTCACAGGGTTGGCGCAGCGCCCGAAGCTGTGCCAGTGGCTGTCCATGTTGCGGGCATCGTATTTCGCGCCCCGCGCCGACCATTCATCCCACAGGGCGAAGCCTGTCCCGCCTGTGGCATGGTGAACCGCCATGCCGCACCTGATCCAGGTGTCATAATCGCAGTCGGGATCAATCGGCGCCAGCATGTCGGCAATGTCAGCATGTGAAACGTCCAGCGTGCGGCCATCGTAATCGGCCCTGTGCCTATCCGGCTTGCGCAGCATATCGACCAGCGCTGCCGGGGCGGAGGTCACGTCATCCGGCCCACCATAGCCGATGGTATAGCTGCCCCCGCTTGCGTGGCGCGATCCTGGGCCTACCACATAGCCCGAGGTCTTGAAGTCCAGCCCCGGAAAGTCCGGGTGCACCTGCAGCATAGCCACAGCAGGCTCTGGCGCGCGGAAATACAGATGGCGTGATCCGCCGCCCGATCCCGTGGCCACGATCATCGCCGCTTCCGCAACTTCCGGCACGCGCTCCAGCAGCGTCTCGTAGCTGGCCAGACCACCGTTGCGGGCGTCAACATCAATGATCAGGAAGCCCCTGCAAAGAACGCCATAGCCCGAAGCGAAAAGCCCGGCATCCTGCATTGCGTCGATCTGGTCCTCGTCCCATTCCGGGGTGTGCTGCCAGTTCGAGGCGGTCGGGTGCTTGCCTGGCGCCATGCAGCGCGGATTGCCGCAGTCGCACTTGGCGTCCAGCCCTTGGCCCTTGAACCCGTGCAGCGGAAAGACGCGAAAGCCCGCTTCCCAGAATTCACGATGCATCGCGGGCACCTGCGCCGGTCGAAGTGGCGGCGCCGGTGAGGTAGTCCGACAGCGCCTTGACGGTGGCATAGGCCGGATCAACCGCCTTGCCGTCGCGTATGCGCGCGATGGTGTTGCGGTTCAGGCCGGTTGCGCTTGACACAACATCTAGCCTGCGGTCGGTCAGGGCTTCCCTGATCTGGTGTAGCGTCATCATGGCGGATGCATCCTTGCGTGTGCGTTTTGCCGCTTGACAGTAGCGCCGCGCGAAAGGTAACGTCAAGGGGCAGGACATGAGCGGCCCGAACCTGCCGGGCGCGGCCAATGGCCACCAGAGAAAGGAAANNGGGAAAACCAGCCTTGCGGCGGCGTTCCCGAAGCCGATTTTCATTCGGGCAGAGGACGGCTTGCAGGCGATCCCCGCTGATCGGCGCCCGGATGCGTTCCCGCTCCTTGGCGGGGCAAAGGCGCAGGATGCGGTCAATGCGCTCTGGGCGCAGATGATCGCGCTCTTGCAGGAAGAACACGACTACCGAACGGTCGTCGTGGACAGCGTGACCGCCCTTGAACGGCTGTTCGTGGCGGCGGTCATGGAAATTGACGGCAAGTGCAAGTCCATCAATCAGGCGCTCGGCGGCTACGGGGCGGGCGCCGCGGCAGTCGCGGCCATGCATCAGCGGGTGCGCAAGGCGGCGGGGCTGCTGAATGAGCGGCGCGGAATGCATGTGGTCTTCGTTGCGCACGCGGACGTCGAGACAATGCGGCTGCCGGATGCAGACGACTACATGCGGTATTCGCTCCGCTTGCCCGCCAAGAGCCTTCCGCCCTATGTCGATGACGTGGACGTGGTGGGGTTCCTGCGCTTGGAGACGTTCACCAAGGGCGACGATGGCGAGCGCAAGAAGGCGATCAGCACGGGCGAGCGGCAGCTTGTCGTGCACGCGACTGCCGCGAACGTTTCGAAAAACCGTTTCGGGGTGACGGAGCCGCTGGAATGCAAGCAGGGCGAAAACCCGCTGGCGCAGATCGTGCCCAGCCTTCGCAAGGGGTGGAAGCCCGCTCCCTACAAGTCCAGTGCGGCGGTGGCAGCTATGATGGCTGAACAGAATGCAACCGCGCAGGCCGAGGCCGCGCAAGATGACGGAGACGAAGAATGATCGGCTTTTGGGACTTGAGCGACGGCGGCACTGCCCGCGACACCGAAGCGGAATACGAAATCCCCAGCGGGAACCTGGAGCCAATCCCGGACGGCTCGACCGTGCTGGCCATGATCGACGAAGCCAAGTGGGACAAGACGCGCGACGGCGATGCGCAGTTCGTGTCGCTGCGGTGGACGGTGCTGAGCCCGGACGAATACAGGAACCGGAAGATTTTCCACAAGCTTTGGGTGACGGACGCGGACCCGAACGCGAAGTCGCCTGACGCGGCTGCGAAAAAGCGGGACAAGGCGCGGCGAATGCTGGCCGCTATCGATGCGAACGCCGGTGGCAAGCTGACCCGCAAGGAGGGCGTGCCTACGGACGAGACGCTGGCCGCGTGCCTGTCCAACAAGCCGATGGTGATCAAGGTGATGGAATGGTCCATGCCGGATCGTGAGCGGTATGGCGAGTTCATCCGGGGCAACTGGGTTTCGGCGGTGGGTCCGAAGTCGAAGGGCATCGACATCAAGCCCGCCAGCGCGCCGAAGGCTGCACCCGCCATGCGCGGCGGCGCACCGGCTGGCGGCGCGGCGGGTTTCGGCCTGGACGGCGACGAAGTGCCGTTCTGAGGTGGTTGGGATGGATCAGATCGAACAACGCACCGATGATCTGCAACAGCGCACCGCCGCTTGGCAGGAGGCCCGCAAGGGCCTTCTGACCGCCTCGCAGGTCGGGTCGGTGTTGGGCAACAGCCCGAACGGAGACCGTGATGCTGTCATGCGCCGTATGGTTCGCGAGTGGCACGGCGCGGAACCGGAGTTCACCGGCAACGTGGCGACCGAATACGGCACGTTTCACGAGGCCGGGGCGCTGGTGGAATACCAGATGGAGACGGGCAACGCGGTCGAGGCGGTCGGGTTTGTCAGGCGCGAGGATTGGGCCGGGTGCAGCCCGGATGGCCTGATCGGTCTTGTCGGCGGCCTGGAAATCAAGTGCCCATTCGGCAAGCGAAAGATGGGAAAGGACGACACGTTCAAAGCCCTTTCGGAACAGCCGCACTATCACGACCAAGTGCAGTTCAGCTTGTGGGTTTGTGAGCGCGCCTGGTGGGATTTTTACCAATGGGCGCCGGGCAAGACCGCGCTTGAGCGGGTGACGCCATGCAGCAAGTGGCGCGCCAGGAACCTGCCCAAGCTGCGGCAGTTTTACGCCGAGTATTTGCACGAGCGGGAACACAACGCGGCGGCGCATTTGGAGCCGAAGCGGCTGATCGTGGACACGCCAGAGGCGCGGCGGCGGATGGAGGAATGGGACGACCTGACCGATGCCATGGAGCGCGCCAAGGCGCGGCGTGACGAGGTGCAGGAGGCAATCGTGGCGCTGGCCGGCGGCCGCAACGCGACGGTGGCAGGGCGCAACGTGACAAAGGTCGAGAAGGCAGGGGCGGTCAGCTACGCCAAGGCGCTGGCCAAGTATGCGCCCGGCGCTGACCTTGAGCCGTTCCGTGGGAAACCGTCGACAAGCTGGAGGATCGGCTAGTGACCCTTGATCTTACTGCTTACTGTTGATATGGGTAAGGTGGCCAAAGAGGGAGAAATGACATGGTGGCACCAGCCAACCTTATCGGTCAGTCATTCAGCAGGCTAACCGTTATCCGTCGCGGAGAAAACACTGGCGCAGGAAAGGCGATGTGGGTTTGCCGGTGCACATGTGGGGGCGAAACACTCGTGCCCACATGCCGGTTAAGGGCTGGAAAAACCAGATCTTGCGGATGCTTGCAGAGAGAGTTGCAATCTGCACGAATTACCAAATCAAATACAGTGCACGGACACAACAGAGCGGGAAGGGGCAACCAGTCCCGCGAGTGGAATTCATGGTCCAACATGGTGAAGCGGTGCCGGAACCCTAACAACAAAAACTATCCAAACTACGGGGGCAGAGGGATTACGGTTTGCGACAGGTGGTCCGAGTTTGAGAATTTCCTTTCTGATATGGGGCCGCGGCCAGACGGGAAAACACTTGATAGAATTGACGTAAACGGAAACTACGAACCCGAAAACTGCCGATGGGCAACCCTGTCAGAGCAACAGAAAAACAAAAGGTGCCATGTCAAATGAAGTTGAGAGGATACCAACAGCGCGCCGTTGATGCGTCCATAAACTGGATGAAGTCGAGCGTTGACCCGTTCATCATCGAAGCGGCAACCGGCGCGGGCAAGTCGCACATCATCGCAGAAGTGGCGCGCCTGATCCATCGCAAGACTGGAAAGCGCGTGCTTTGCCTTGCCCCCAGCGCGGAATTGGTCACGCAAAATCGCGGAAAGTATCTGGCCACCGGAAACCCATGCAGCACGTTTAGCGCCAGCGCCGGGGCCAAAGACCTACGGCACCCGGTTGTGTTCGGATCGCCGTTGACCGTCAAGAACAGGATCAGCCGGTTTTGCCTGCCCGGCGCGCAAGGCTATGCTCTGGTGGTGGTGGACGAGGCCCACGGGATTACCCCGACCGTGCGCGGCATCATCGGGGCCATGCGCGGGGCCAATCCCAACCTGCGGGTGCTGGGCCTGACCGCCACGCCCTACCGGCTTGGCTCGGGCTACATCTTCCGCCGTTGGCCGGATGGACGGATCAACACCGAGGCCACCGCGCGCGAACCGTATTTCACCGCTTGCGTGTATTCCATCGGCGCGCGGCGGCTGATCTCGGACGGATACCTGACCCAGCCAGTCATTGGCCAGATCAACGCGGAAGGATACGACACGAGCGCGCTTGTGGCCGATGCGCGGGGGCAGTTCGATTCCGAGGCGGTGGACCGGGCCTATCACGGGCATGGGCGCAAGACCGCAGCGATTGTCGCGGACGTGGTGGCGCAGGCTCGGGATCGGCAAGGCGTGATGTTCTTTGCCGCAACCGTGAAGCACGCGCACGAGGTCATGGCCAGCCTGCCGCCCGAGTTGACAGCGCTTGTTACAGGCGAGACGCCGAAGGCGCAGCGCGACAACATCCTGCGCAGGTTCAAGGCGCGGTCGATCAAGTATCTGGTGAACGTTTCGGTGCTCACCACGGGCTTTGACGCCCCGCATGTGGACGTGATCGCCATTCTGCGAAAGACGGAAAGCGTCGGCCTGTTGCAACAGATCATCGGGCGCGGGCTCAGGCTGGACAACGGCAAGCGGGACTGCCTAGTGTTGGACTACACCACCAATATCGATGACCATTGCCCGGACGGCGACCTGTTTGCGCCGGTCATTCTTGCGGGCAAGTCACCTGGCGATCCGGGCGGCTTTACGGCGGTGTGCGAGTGGTGCCAGGCGGAAAACGAAGTCACGCTACGGCCTGAGTATGTCGGCGACGATGGTTCGATCAATGTCCCGCATGACCCGGCAGGCTATCTGTTGGACTTGGCTGGGGTGAGGGTGGACGGCGAGCACGGGCCGATCCATGTTCATTTCGGGCGGCGGTGCTTTGGCCTTGTGCGGCATGGCGAGCGGGGCGAGCATGTGCGCTGCGAATACCGCTGGACCAGCAAGACCTGCCAGAATTGCGGGCATGAAAACGACATTGCCGCGCGCTATTGCACTGAGTGCAAAGCCGAAATGGTGGACCCTAACGAAAAGCTGCGGGGCGAATTTCGGTCGATGAAGCTAGACCCTACGCAAGTGCAAACGGATCGTCTGCTTTCGATGGAATGCAAACCGGGCGTTTCTGCGCGCGGAAACAAGACGTTCCGGGTGGATTTTGTGACGGAATGGCGGTCGTTTTCGGTGTGGTTCTTGCCTGACGGCACAAATACCAAGGCGGTGCGAGATTGGCAGGCTTTTTGCGCAGCCACCATGAACGGCGCAAAACAGCCTGATACCGTGACATATCGCAAGGATGCCGAAAGCGGGTTTTATCGCGTGCTGGGCTATAACGGAAAAGCCGATGCGGAACCAGTGACAGGCGAGACGGCAAAGCCGGGGCGGCGCAATGCGGCTTGATGAATTGCCCCCAAGCGTGCGCGTTTATGGCGATCCGGCATGGCGCGGGGCGTGCCCTGTCGAGGCGATGGAACAGGTGACGTTCTTTGCCAAGCTGCGCCGCGAATACCCTGCGACGTGGGGCGCACTAGCGATCCATCCCCGCAACGAACAGCAGTTGCGCGGGGGGCAACACCGGGCCTTGGCGCGGCAGAAAGCCGAGGGCATGACGCCCGGCGCGGCGGATATCATCATTCCGGCGCGGGTGGCGTTTGTGTGCGAGTTGAAGCGCCGGGATCGAACGCAGTGCCAATGGCAGGACGGGCAGGTTGCCTATCTTGCTGCCGCTGCGGGGGCTGGGTCGTTTGCATGCGTGGCGCTGGGCTGGGAAGCGGCTTGGCAGGCATTCGAGGATTGGCGCGATGCCCTACCTTAACGGAGTGCCGAAGCCAGAGGAGCAGCTGGAGGAATTGATGCGCGGTCGGGTGGCGTGGGGGGGTGCGCCAGAGGCGATCAGGTCATGGGC